GGTTGGTGGTTGAGCTTACCTAAGAACTGTAACACGGTTAGACCAAGCATGTCTAATTGGGAAGGGCGGGGACCGGACAGCCCCCGCCCGGGGCGGTTACTTGACGGCGGCCTTGCTGGGGCGCTTGGCGAAGGCGAACGACTTGTCATCCGCGGACGGCTCCAGCGTGGCCGTAAAAGTGATCTGGCGGCCGACGAGGAAGTCAGACCAGCCCACATACTCCTCATCCGCGGAGGAGTCCCGCGCGGCCTGCTCCTCCATGGCCGCGTCGATGAGCTTGGACGGGACCGTGGACCAGACCCGCCAGCCCTCCGGGCCTTCCACGATCATCTTCCACGCGCCGCCGAAGTCGTTCTCTTTGTACGTCACGGACTTGATAGTGCCGGTGACTTCCACCTTCCCGGACGGGGCCGGGGGGAGGGCGGCCTTGGCCTTGGCCTCCTCGACCTTTTTGGCGGCCCACTCAGCCCGGCGGGTGACGGCCTTGGCGGCGGCGGCGACCTGCTTCTCCGTCAGCTCCTTGTCAAAGGCCTTGGACCAAAGGTCCATGAGGAAGTTGTCCTCGGAGATGAGCTCCCACCAGACGGAGAGCTCCGGGTACTGGGCCTCGGCGGCGGCCATCTGCTCGTTGTGGAACTTCTGGCGGCGCTCGGTCCGGCGCTGGTCCGCGTTGTCCCGCTTGACGAACTTCTGGAGCTTGACGCGCTCCTCACCGGCGGTGGAGGTGTGGTGGCCGTGGCCGTAGCACTCGAAGCACCGGCCGCCGTCAATGTGCTCGAAGCCCACGAACTTCCCGGAACCGCCACAGCGGGTGCATTCCAGTTCCACGGTGGCGTCATCCGCGAGGCCCGGGAAGGGGTCGACGTAGACGAGGGGGGTGAATCCGGTGGCGATTTGGTTGCTCATGGGGGGCTCCTTGGTTGGTCTGCCTGACTACTTGGAACAACTGTAACACGCCTAGACCTAATTCTGTAAAGACCTCCCCCACAACATTCTCAGGAGACCCCCCATGACCCGCTTCAACAACACGGACGAGGCCTCCCTTGAGGGCACGGAGAAGGCCCTCATGGCATGGGAGGCCCGGAAGCGCGGCGCCACCCTTGACCAAGCCGCCAAGATCGCCGGATATGCCAACCGGGGCGCCGCCCACAACGCCATAACCAGCCTCAAGCGCTCCTACCAAGTGGAAGCCTCCGCGGAGATGGTGAAGCTGGAGGAGGACCGCCTCGACTACTACCTGTTCCAACTGGACGCCGCCATCCGCAAGGGAGACGTCAAGGCCATCCTCGCCGCCGTGAAGATTCAGGAACGCCGGTCCAAGCTCCTCGGGCTGGACGACTTTGAGAGGCGCATGGCGGAGCTCAACGAACGGAAGATCGCCATCGAGGAACGGGACGTCCGCGCCGTCGCCCTCGCCATGGCCAACGTGCTCCGCAAGCTGGAGTTGGACCCGGACCAGATGGCCACCGCCCGCGCCCTCGTCCGGGCTGAACTGGCCCCGCTGGCAGGTTCCCCGGACGTCATCCGGGGAGAACTCGACAACGCCCAATAGGCACCATTTGCCACAAGCACTAGTGACCGATACAGTTCCTCTAGGATTGAGCGAACTGTCCCCGGGACCACGCCAGAAATAGGAGGCCCCGGTGGACTTTGACGACGTCCTAGATGAGTTCGACAGCATCTTGGACACCGGAGCCCAGCGCCCCAAGTGGGACACCCCCGGAGACCTCGCCAAAGTCCTCGAACCCCGCACAGTCCAGACGGAAGCCCTCGACCTGATAGACGAGGCCCTGATAGAGGCGTTCAACACCCCGGACGCCCGCCTCATCATCTCCGTCCCCCCGCAGGAGGGGAAGTCCACCCGCGCGTCCGTGATGTTCCCCCTCTGGATCCTCACCCAGCGGCCCGGCACCCGCATCGTCATGGCCTCCTACTCCGACCGCCTCGCCCGCCGCAACTCCCGCACGGTCCGTAACTACATCGACACGGACGGCGCCAAGCTCGGCCTCACCCTCTCCCATGACGTGTCCGCACAGAACGAGTGGCAGGTAGCAGGGGAACGCGGCGGCGTGTACGCCGTGGGCATGGGCGGCGCCCTGACCGGCCAGCCCGCGGACGTCCTCCTCATTGACGACCCGCTGAAAGACCAGAAAGACGCGGACTCCGAACTCATCCGGGAAAACGGGTGGGACTGGTGGACGTCCACGGCCTCCACCCGCCTCGCGCCCGGCGCCCCCGTCATCCTCATCCTGACCCGCTGGCATGAGGACGACCTCGCGGGCCGCCTCGTCGCCGCTGAGGACGGGCACCTCTGGAAGGTCATCAACATCCCCGCCATGGCGGACCACGACCCGGAAAAGGGCGAGGAGGACTCCCTCGGCCGCCAGCCCGGGGAATGGCTGAACTCCGCCCGCCGCCGCACGGTCAAGCAGTGGGAAGCCATCAAGCGCCGCGTCGGCTCCCGCGTCTGGAATGCCCTGTACCAAGGCCGCCCGGCCGCGGCTGAGGGCATCATGTTCAAGCGGAACGAGTGGAAGCGGTACGACCTTCCGCTCTGGACCCTGAACGAGGACGGGTCACGGACCATCCCGGAGGGCTCCGGCACCCTGACCGCCTCATGGGACATGACATTCAAGGACACGAAGAAATCTGACTACGTGGTGGGCCAAATGTGGCTCAAGCGCGGCCCGGACGCCTACCTCGTGGACCAAGTCCGGAAACGCATGACGTTCTCCAAGTCCCAGCAAGCGCTCCTTGACATGTCCGGCCGCTGGCCCCAGTGCTCCACCATCCTCGTGGAGGACAAGGCCAACGGTACGGCCATCATCGACACGCTCCGCTCCAAGGTCCCCGGCATCATCGCCGTGACCCCGCACGAGTCCAAAGAGGCCCGCGCGTCCGCCGTCACCCCCTTCGTGGAAGCCGGGAACGTGTGGCTCCCGGAGGTCAAGCTCGCCCCATGGGTGGCGGACCTCATAGACGAAGCCGCGAGCTTCCCGAACGGCGCCCATGACGACCAAGTGGACGCCATGACCCAAGCACTAAACCGAATCTTCATCAAGGGCGGACGCGCCCAAAGCTGGCTGGACTTCATGCGAGAGCAGGCCGCCAAAAACAACTGAACATAGGAGGCCCCCGTGGGTTGGATGGAACGCGCTGGACTCCGTAAGTCTGTGGACACCCCGCAACAGCGGGAGGAACTGGCCATCTCCACCGCCGCCGCGAAGCTCCAGATGGAAGGCGCCGCGTTCTCACCCGGCACCCCCATCTCCCCCTTCGCCGGTGTCGGCGGGCAGGCCCGGGCGTTCAACGTCCCCACCGGGTACAACATCAAGTCCCGCCCGGACCGGGACCAGCGCCTCTCCTTCGAAATCCTCAAGGCCCTGACGGACCAGTACGACGTGGCCGCGATGTGCATCACGCACCGCATCAACTCCATCCGGTCCCTGCCGTGGCAGATCGTCCCCGCGGACAATCTGGACTCCAACGTGGAGGCCGCCGTCACCATCGCGGAACGCCACATGAAACGCCCGGACGGTCAGCGGAGTTTCCGGACGTGGCTGGCCATGTACCTCGAGGACATGCTCCGGTATGACGCCGCTACGTTGTTCAAGCGGAGGGACCGGGTGGGCCGGGCCATCGGCCTCGAGGTGGTCTCCGGCCTGACCATTGCCCCCGTGCTGGACAAGTACGGCCGCCGCCCCACCGGGGACGCCCCCGCGTTCGTCCAGTACGTCAACGGGACCGTGTGGAAGTGGTTCAAGGCGGATGACCTCATCTATGAGCCGTTCCGCCCCCAGTCCGATTCCCCGTACGGTATCGCCCCGCTGGAGGCCGTCCTCCTCGCCGCTAACACGGACCTCCGGTTCCAACAGCACTTCCTGAACTACTTCACGGAGGGGACCGTCCCGGAGGGCTTCATCATCCTCCCGGATGACGCCTCTCAGGCTGGCCAGCTCAAGGAATTCCAAGAGGTCTTTGACTCGTACATGTACGGGGATATGGCCGCGAAGCGCCAGCTCAAGACCCTGCCCGGCGGCTCCAAGCTGGAGTGGTCCAAGACGGCGGAGTTCAACTCTGACTTCGCGGAATTCCTCATGCGGAAGGTATGCGCGGCGTTCCACGTCACCCCCCAAGACCTCGGGTTCACCGCTGACGTGAACCGGGCCACCGGGGAGACTCAGGCGGACGTCCAGTTCCGCACGGGTGACCTGCCGGTCATCAACCACATTCAGGACATCCTCACCGATTACCTCCAGATGGACCTCGGCCTCCCCGTCAAATTCCAGTTCGACACTGGCAAGGAGACGGAGGACCGGGTGGCGTCCGCTCAGGCGGACAAGATCCACATTGAGATGGGCGTCGTGTCCGTGGATGAGGTCCGGGAGCTCCGCTACGGGTTCGCCACGGACGCGGAGAACCGTGTTCCCCGCTTCATCCTCGGCACCGGCCACGCGGTCCCCATTCCGCTCCGGACTCTCCTCACTGAATCCGGGTCTGTTGACCCGGAGACGGCCGCGCCGCTGGAGGGAACGCTGGACGTCATTGACGCCCCGCCCGCCCCCGCGCCGGGGCCCCTCGCACTCCCCGCTGGGGGTGAACCGCAGAAGGTCGCAATCACCAGTACAGGAACCCAACCTCTGGCGGCCTCCCCCAGCGGGGCCCTTACCAAATCCATCCGGGAGGACGCGGCGGAGCCCGCTGGCCCGACCATCGCGGGCGCCGCCCTCAAGGCGGCCGACACGGGGCGCGTCCTCATGATCCAGCGTTGTCTGGACCCGGAGGACCCCGCCGCCGGGCGGTGGGAATTCCCCGGCGGTCACATCGACCCGGGGGAGGAACCCGCCGCCGCCGCCATCCGGGAATGGATGGAGGAGACGGGGCTGGACTGGCCCGCGGACGCCTCCCTTGCGAGTAGCTGGCTGACCCCGGACGGGGTCTATGCCGGGTACGTCTACCGCGTCCATGAGGAGGCCTCTGTCCCCATCAACACCGGGGACGGTGAGGACGGGGAGACGCTGGCGTGGTTCTACCCGGCGGACCTTGAGGGGTTCCCCGCACTCCGGGATGAGCTCGCCCGGGACCTCCCGGTAGACGCACTGGCCAAGGGCCTCCGCAAGGAAATTGACCAGTGGCGCTCCAACACCCTGACCCGGCTCCGGCGGGGACAGGGCCCGCGCCGTTACCGCGGCGCGGAGCACCTGCCGGAGGCCGCGGTGGACGCCATATGGGGCGCACTGCAAAAGGCTTCCGACAGTGGGAACGCCAACGGCATTTTCGACGCCGCCCTCAACGCCGCCCTCGGCGCCACCGGGACCGCGGGGAGTGGTTCCCCAAAAGCACCACCCGCCCCTAGCTGGCGGGACGCTCCCCCGGTAGCCACACCCCAGCATGACGTGGACCTCCGGCTCACAGACCACTACGCCGCCCAGATTCAGGACGCCCTCAAGGCGTTCCTGACCCCGGACGCGGCCCGCATGGTCATCGAGCACCACATGGAGGCCCCCGTCGTCCACGGCATCGCCGCGGCGCTGGAGGACGGCGCCACCCCGGAGTCCCTGTCCGCGGTCCTCTCCGAGATGGTGAGGGACGCCTACAGCGCCGGGGAGATGGCCGCCAAAGTCCAGCTTGGGCAGGACGTCCCGGGATGGTCGATCTGGGCCCCCGGGACGCCGCCGGAACCGCTCCGCTCGGAGCTGGGCTGGCAGGACGCTCTGGAGCAAGCCCAGATCAGTCTCAAGGGCATCACGCAGACCACCCTTGACCGGCTGACAGCGGTCATTGAGTCCGGGGTGGAGTCCGGGGATTCCGTGGACTCCATGGCCCGGGACATGGCGGACGTGCTGGGGGACTACGGCCGGGCGGAAATGATCGCCCACACGGAGTCCGCCCGCATGGTCTCCCTCGCCACAGAGCGCCAGTACC